AGCCAATATGTTCTGTAAATGTGTCTACGATGGAACAAACTTCGTTCTTCTTAATCCACGAACCCTATAAAACTATGGCAGATAAAATCCTTTACATTCTAGTCGCAATAGTAATAGGAACAATCCTTTATAAATTAAGAAATAAATAAGAATGACACTACAAGAAAAGATTTCAATAGTAATGCAAGCTATTTCATTCATTGGAATCATTTTCGGTGTCTATCTTTATTTCCGAAGACCTCAAGAGAAGTCAGAAACAACTGATGCTGTATTCAAAGAGAGGATGGACAACTATGAAACTACCACAAAAGAAGCAATTAAATTAGCTTTGAACCACTCTCACACTGTTGAATCAAAACTAGATTCTCACATTAAAGAAAGTCAGACTAAAGGTGAAGCCGATGCACGCTGGCAAGGAAGAATGGAAACTTTATTAGAGGAAAGACTACCAAGAAAATAAAGTCCCACAAGACTATAAACTGCCAGTTCTTTACAAGGAGGTGGATATGAGTATTATAGTAAAAAATGGGATTTATTATTCTAACACAATGTGCCTTTGCTCACTGTGTCAGAACTCACCAACTTGCCAAGCCATTCACGGTTTGGTTCAGGTTTGTGACGGAGACGGAAGTTTCCTCAAAGAGTGTTCAAAGTTTGAACGCAAACAAGGAGGCAGAAAATATCAATGTCCGTGCAATAAGGAGGGATAATGAGAACAAAACACCATAGATTACCAAAATGCTTCCGTAGAAATAAGGAGCAATTCTATGATTTGACACCAAGAAGGAATATCTCTTGGGTATCAGACTTAGAGCATAAAGCTTGGAACATTATCACCCGAAATAGTCAGATGACTTTAGGGGAAACGATAGAATCTTTGAATAGATTCATTCCAGCCGATATGCGTTTTGTTTTGGTAAAAAATGAGAGGAGGTGATTCCTTATCTCCGTTTCCCAGTTTTCGGTTAATAAACTGGGTAATATACATTTTAATTTATTAGTAGTATAATTATAATAATATGGCGATAAAAGATTTATACAAAGAAGTTGAGAAAAAGAAAAAGAACGAGGTCGAAGATGACGTTGTTACTATGTCTACGGAAGATTTTTGTGCTGAACATAGGAACCTCATTAAAGTTCTTAGGTCTGGTGATAAAAAGATGTTAGAAGCAGAGGCTAAGAAGCAAGAGGCTGAATTAGCTGAATATGAAGAGGAAGACGAAGAAGAAGACGAGTCTGAAGAGGACTAATTTAATAATAATCCGCAAAAAAATGAATAAACCAAAATTTAGCATAGTTCTTATTTGTAGAAATGAAGAGAACCACATTCCAAAAATGATGAGTTCTCTAAAAGAGTTTCAAGAAAGAGGTGGTGAGGTCTGCTTACTAGATACCGGTTCTACTGACAATTCAGTGGAGGTCGCTAAGAGTCTGGGCTGTAAAGTTCAAGCTGTTGGTGACAAATTTCGAATAACAATAGACAAAGAATTAGCAGACAAAATCAATGCTAAATTTATAGTAGATGGCGAGGCTCCTGTCGTTAGAGAAGGTGAGTCTCTTTTTGATTTCGCTTCAGCGAGAAACTACAGCGTTAGTTTTGCTGAAAATGATATGATTGCAACGATGGACTGTGATGAGGTTTACACCAAACTAGATATAGATAAAATAAACCAAATGATAGATGAGGGTTATGAGCAGTTTGAATACAACTTTGTTTTTAACCACGACCCTCTCGGTAATCCAGTTATCAAGTTCCGTCAGAGCAAATTTTATAATAGAACAAAAATTAAGTGGGTGGGTATTATCCACGAAGTATTACAAGGTCCAGCTAAACTTATTTATCTTGATGAAAGCATTATCAAGCTGGAACATTTTCAAAACGAAAAAACAAACCGCACTGGTTATTTAAAAGGTCTTGCTGTTGATTGTTTCAACAATCCAGACAATGACCGAAACTCCCACTATTTTGCAAGGGAGATGCTTTACTATGGAAGATATAAGTCTGCGATTAAAGAATTTAAGAACCATATTTCAATGGGTCGCTGGGGAACTGAAGCCTCTCAATCAATGTTATACATTGGCGACTGTTACCGCTCTATGGGTGACTTTGATAATATGCTTATGTGGTATTTGAAGTCTTTTGAGAAAGAGGCTCGCCGAGAACCAATGATGAGAATTGCTGAACACTATTATGGAAGAGGTATGCACCAGCAAACTATTGCTTACTGTGAAGCGGCTCTAACCGTTACAGAACTTCCATTCTATTCCAATCACCAACCTTACTACGAAAACATTCCTCACGAATTTCTTTACACCGCTTACTGGTGGACAGGTAAAAAAGATAAGAGTGAAGAGCATTGGAAAAAAGCTATAGCTTTCTGTCCGACAAATCCTAAATACGTTCAAGACGGTGTTTTTTACAAAAAACGAGAGGCTGTAGTGCCTAAATTGAGCTTCGTAATTCCTACCCTCGGTAGGGAGGAAGGCTTAAAAAGATGTTTGGACTCAATAAAAGCTTTGAATTACCCTCAAGACAGAATTGAAATAATTGTGAAGCAAGATAGCTTTGAAGACCGAAAAGGTGTGCCTTTACTTCTAAAACAGGGTTATGAAGAATCAACTGGCGACTGGATTGTCTTCGCTTCTAACGATACCGAGTTCACTCCTGATTCAATCAATGAAGCCCTAGCTGTTGGACAAGATGGTTACGTTGCTTTCAACACCGGATTACTTTACCCAGACGAAGGAAACATTAACGAACACTTTATGATTCGTAGAGATATCGTAGAAAAGATAGGTGAGATATTTGATACCGGATTCTGGCATTGCGGTTGCGACAATCTCCTATTTGCTAAGATGAAAAAACTAGGAATCTTTAAACGAGCAGATAAGGCAGTGGTAAAACATTATCATTTTGCAAAAGAAGGTGGCAATCAGTGGGACAAAGTTTACGAATTAGCTTACTCGCACAAAGAGGCAGACAGAGAATTATTAGCAAAAAGATTAGCCGAATTATAATTATGTTCTGGAGAAAAAAAATAAATTTTAATACTGGAGCTCACTTCGATACTAGACCTCAAGATAAAAAAGACGAGGACTATGTTCAGAGCGAACTCGTTGCTGCTATATCCCCAGTTGTCTGGACCAAGAAAGATAAATACCGAACATTCCCAAAGCGTATGCAAGACGGTTCTGGCTCTTGCGTTATGCAGTCACTTGAGAAAGAAAGAGGTATTATTGCCGAGCAGAAGTATGGAGAATTTATTGTTTTCTCTTGCAATGATGATTACCAATTAAGAGATAATACTGCAATCAGTGGTTCTACTTTTGAAGATTTAATCAGAGCGACCAATCGTGGAGCTGTCTTAGAAGTTCTTTCCCCATCACAGTCTATGAATGATTTACAGATGATGAAAGTTAAAAAGCTTTCTTATTCTGATGATGTTTCAAAAATCTTTGGAGCGAAGAGAATCACAATGGATTTGGATATTGATACTATTGCCTCTACGATTGAGAATACCGGCAAGGGTGTTGGACTCACTGTTCGTTTTGGTAAGGGTGAATGGTTCTATACTTCAATGGTCAAAGAATTGCTACCAGAATCAGAATGGACCAGTGGGCACCGAGTTGTGGCTATTGATTACACCTTAGACGACCAGGGTCGCAAATGTTTAGTTATTGATGATTCCGCTTGTGAAGACGGTCATCAATACAGAACTGTCCCTGAATCATTCTTACTTGCAAGAACTTATTGGAAGCCAAACTATATTCTAAATTTCAAGACCTATGCCGAGATGGGTGTTATTCCAGAGAAGCCACATTTCGATGGCTCAATTATTTCAGCTCAAAAATGTTTTAAGTTTGAGAACTTGTTTCCAGCAAACACTGGTGAAGTGGAGAGCTGGGGACCAGTAACTCGTAAAGCGTGCATTGAGTTTCAGAAACGATATAATATCGTTCCTGCTCTTGGTAATTTTGGTCCAATTACTAAGGAAAAATTATTAGAATTATATCCTTAATTTATAAAATGATTAAAAATGGATTAACAAAAAAATGTATTTCTTGTGAAACTTGTTTTTACATTCCTAAATCAAGGATTTTAAGAGCTTCTTTTTGCTCTCATAGATGTCACTCTAATTACCTAATTGGTAAAAAATTAAAGAAAGAACATATTGATAAAATAAAAAAATCTAAAAAAGGGTTTCGTCATACAAAAGAAACAGCTATAAAAATAGGGTTAGCAAATAAAATTGTATATTCGGATTTAGAAAAAAGAAAGGAGATATCTGAAAGACAAAAAAGAAACTGTTATTTTAAAGATAAATTTGGAAATAAGTCAGCTAGATGGATTTCTGATAGAACTAAATTAAAGAAAGATAGGTTAAAGATGTATGATACAAAATACAAATACTGGATGTTAGAAGTAAAAAATCGTGATTGTTGGAAATGCAAAATCAACAATAAAGATTGTAAAGGTCGTTTAGAAGCACATCATATTCTAGGATGGCAGTCACATCCAGAATTACGTTATCAAGTTAATAATGGTATTACATTATGCCACGCTCATCATCCTAAGAAGAGAGCGGAAGAGAAACGATTAAGTCCTTATTTTAAGGATTTAGTGTCAGTATCAAATGACTAATTTGGAAATAAATGATTTAATCGCAATATCTATCGTTGGTGCAGCATTGTCTCTCGCTATCGAGTCTTTAAAAGCTAAGTTTGGAACTAAAGGTTGGGCTACTAAAACAGTAACTATCCTTTTGTCAATTTTAATCGCCGGTCTTTACGTCTGGCTAAGAGATACTTCATATTGGCAGACAATTATCGCTGTTCTAGGTGCAGCATCCGCTGTCTACGCTTTCTTTTTAAAGAAATAAGTTGTAGAATTATAGTATAGTTTAACAATAATTTACCCAAAAAATCAAATGACCCCTCAAATAACGATAAAACATAATATAGGGAACACCATTGATATCCCGAATCAATTGGATATTAAATGCTCAACTTATATGAGTAGTAATATCGCTGCCGGGGTCCTTGCTGTTCCTGTTGACAACTCTACAGATTTTACGGCTGGTTCAATCTTACTTTTACTCTCATCTATTGGTGCCGAGAACTGTGAAATTGTAACCTCTGCCTCTCATACTACCCTGTCTTTCGTCACTTTAGCGACCTTAATGGCTCATAACCGTGGAGATATTGTTAGTCAGCTCCAGTATGACCAAATTGTTATCTCTAAATCAGCGACAATTGACGGTGTATATGCGACTCTAGCTACCCAAACAATCTTTACTACTCAACAGTCTACAGTAATTCTTGATGCTACCGGTCTTACTACCGACTACTATAAAGTCCAGTGGAAGAACTCTTTGACTGGAGCTCTATCAGATTTTTCATCCCCTATCTCTGTTTCTTCTTACCCAGCAAACTCTGTCGCTACTGTTATCTATCCTGTTCTAAAAGCGATGGGTATTTCTGAAGATGACCCAAAGATAAATACCACTTTCTTAATATCCGCTGTGGATGACGCCCGTAAGTATGTTCAAGGAAAGCTTTACGGTATCCGACACGCTTGGCAGCAAGAGTTCGAGTATCCAATCAAAATCCTCGCTGGAACAAATAGTGTGGACCTACCAGACGACATTGATTTTGACGAAACGGACCGCTCTGTCCTAGCCTGCCGATTTATGATTGGTAACGTGCTTACTCCGTTTAACTTGAAATACATTGATAAGAGAAGCTGGAACCAAATTGCTTTCTCAGTTATGGGAGGAACCACTCAAGCAATTGCTTTGACTGGTGCAGTTTCAATTACATTAGACAGCGTAGGAGATTTCCCCAACACAGCCTCTGGTGTGGCTTATGTTGCGACTACCGATTATACACAGACAATTATGCAGATTGCTTACACCTCTGTAGACTTAACAACGAATCAGTTACTTGGAGTAACTGGAATAACAAGAGACATCCCAGCAGGGACACGGGTCTGGTCGAGACCGACAATTTCTCAGCCTATCTATTATACTGTTCATTCAGATAAATTGGTCTTCGACAGGATTATTCCTGATTCAATGCAAGGCAACAATGTCTACATTGATTATTACAAGAAAGTTGATGACGTTGTAGCTCTTTATCAAGAGCTTCCCGAACACTATAGAGAAATCTATAAATGGTATCTACGCTATGCAATCAAATACCGAAAGGATATTTCATTGGAAAGCAACGACCCAGACCTAAAGAAATTTGAGGATTTGGTGCAAGCCCTCTTCAATAATCTTTACACTGGTCAGGATACTACAATTATTACTAGCTAATTTTAAAAACAATATGGCATATATAAATCCACTTATCCCAACTGTTGATGTTCAGCAGATGGAACAGCCAAAGAGTAACGGTTCAGTTCCGTTAATCACCTTTGGAACTGTTATCGGTGCTCCACCATCTGGAGCAACTTACGCAAACCTTTTCTCACTAGAATGTTTATTGCAAGACCTTAATGGTTCTGCTGTTTATCAGCAAGTTGGAACAGTCGCTGTTCCTGCTTGGGCTACTATCGGTTCTGGTGCCGCTGGTGCAACAGGTTACACTGGATACACCGGTTATACTGGTCCTGGAGTAACTGGAGCTACTGGTTATACCGGTCCTATCGGAGCTACTGGTCCAACTGGTTATACCGGTCCCGCTGGTTCTGCAACTGACACTGGAGCTACTGGTCCCGCTGGAGCTACTGGTCCAACTGGCTACACTGGTCCTTCTGGTGCCGCTTCTTCAACTGGAGCAACTGGGTATACCGGTCCTGCTGGAGCTACTGGTGCAACAGGTTACACTGGTCCAACTGGTGCTGACTCTGCTGTTACTGGTCCAACTGGTCCTATCGGAGCTACTGGTCCAACTGGCTACACTGGCTACACTGGTCCTATCGGAGCTACTGGTTATACCGGTCCTGGTAACGGCTACAACGCTGGTCCAACTGGTCCTATCCAGACTATCACTATCGTTGATGGTCTAGTCACAAACATCACCGTTTAGTTCTTCTCCCCCCTCTATCATTTTTGCGGATGGTATTGGGGGATAGGAGAATTAATAAATAAAAAATAATGGCAACAACAATACCAAACATTAAGGTCCCATATCCAACTGAAGGCGTCATCAGAAGTGCTCAATTAGACGACACTATTTGTCCAGAAAACTCTGTTCAGTTAGCTGTTAATATGAACTTCGACAGGGTGGGAGCAGTAACTACCAGACTAGGAGTTGCTACCTACGCTACTACTCTTGGAGGAAGTGTTACCTCTTTTGGTGTTCTAAACATTCAAGGCGGTATCAAAAGATTATACGCTCAATTCGGAACCACTATCCAAGCTTGGGATGGTGCATCTTGGGTTACTAAAAGAACTACTTCTGTTTCCACTAAAGCGAGATTTTCTCAATGGTTGAATAAAATATATATGGTAAACGGAACTGATGCTCTTCAGTGTTCTGATGGTGGTAACTTTGCCGCAACCGCCGGGTTCGTTCCAGCTACCACTATGCCAGTGGGAGATTATATTCAAGCGGGTTTTGACGGAAGAATTTGGATTGCTAATAAAGCAAATGATGCCCTCTACTATTCTGATATCGTTCAATTTACACCACCAAACACTTACTCAATTACTTATACGGCGACAAACTTTATCCAGAGCTTATCACCACAAGACGGTGAGTCAATCACCGGGCTCTTCCGTGTGCCGAAAGCTCTTCTTGTTTTCAAACAGAATCACATCTTCCGTGTTTACAGTGCAGATAACGTAGACCCATATCCAGCTTACAACGTAGGAACTTTCTCACAGGAATCAATTGTTCAGGCGAAAGACGGACTATACTTCCACCATTCTTCCGGCTTCTATAAATTTGCTTACGATACTCAGCCGACTGAAATCTCCCGCCGTGTTATCGACTTTGTAAAAGCAATCCCCCGTGCTTCTTATGAAAACATTGTCGGAGTTTATGATGGCTACGACGCAATTAAATGGTCTGTCGGTTCAATCACAGTTGAGGGGGTTACCTATGCTAACTGCCAGATGAGGTATTCAATCTCCACTCAGGTTTGGACTATCTACGATTTCGCTGGGACAAACATTACTGCTCTTATCCGCTATGATAACGGAACTACTATTGAACAGATTGCCGGAACTTCTACTGGTCTTGTTGGTAAATTAGATTCAGGTTATACCGATTTTACTTCTGATATCTACTATGAATTGATTGACCGATGGAGGTCTTTCACTGATATGTTCTGTCACTCAAAAAATGTGAGTGGTATAACTATTATGACTGAAAACGCCGCTGGTGCTCTTGTTCAATATCAAACTGAAAAAGCTCCAGCAAATGTTTGGAAAGATATTGATACTATTAAAGATAAATATGTTGCTCTTTTCCCTAACGCTTCGACGGATGATTTTAATTTAATTAGAACTAGAATCCGAGGTTATTCTCGTGGAACACCAATCATCTTCCACGGAACTGAATTGTTAAGTATTCAGGATAAAGGGTTGGACCAGAACTAATATGAAATTATCAGACCTTTTGTTGAATAGATTTTTATATAAAGACGCTCTACAAAATCTTGAGACAAAAGATTCTTCTTATAATGCAGGAAATGTAGTTGAAGAAACTCCACCTCCGTTGGCTTCTGGTGGTGCGGCTCAAGATATAAATACTAGCAACGTGACTATCAATGGTCAGCAACTTACTCCAGGAACATATCCAGTGACCGTTCTTGATGTTTCCAACTGGGGGTGGGGACAAACTTGTGCTTTCTCTTCTACAGACTTAAACACTGTTTCTTGGGGAGCAGGAGTTTTTACTTCTGCGAGTGGTGTCTCTTATGCTATCAGTGCCGGTAACACTGGAAATATGGCGGCGAAAACCTATATCTATTTGGACTTACTTGTTTCTGAAACCGCTTATCAAATCACTACTACCCCAGCTACAGCTGTCGGTGTTGGTAAAGTTTTAGTCGCTGTAGCTAATCCAGATACCGCTTCCGCTACTTATAATCTTTCTGAAGCGACTCAAATCGTTGGAGATAACATTCTTGCAAACTCAATAAATGCTTCAAAGATTACTACAGGACAATTGATTGTTGGAACTAATGTTGGTCTAGGAACAGCTCAAGATGCTGGAGGGGTTACTACCATCATTGGTAATACAGTCACTACTGGATTTGTTAATGCACTATCTGTTGTCGCTGGAAGTGTCGCCGCTGAAAACATTACAGGAACAACGATTACTGGTAAAACTATTCGAACAAGTTCTGGTAATGACAGGATAGAAATGAAGAACGATAACACGCTTACTTTTTATTCAGGTGGTTATTCTCGAACTTTTATTACCAACGGTATTTTAGGTTTTAATACCCCATTAGGTATTGGTTCAGGTTCTATTTATGGATATGGAACAGAAGAAATGGTAATAGATACTGGTAATTCCCCTTACCACTTTAATGCTTCATCTTTTTTCCCAGATAGTTTTGTTGCTGATTTAGGAACATCAACTGACAAGTGGCGTGATGGGTGGTTTTCAAGAGATGTAAATGTCGGTGATGATTTGTTTGTTACAGATGATTTGGATGTTGGTGGAACATCTCAATTTGATGGAACAGTAAATACAAGCGGTGATTTTAGTGTTTTAGCCACACCGGGATTAACCGATTCCTATTGGTTTACTGGTGGTGATGGGGTGACAACATTTGTGTTGGAGTTTTGGGGCGGTATATTAGTAGATTATACAGAGATTTAATTTTAAAAAATATATGAAACAAGAAATAATTATAGAGATAGAGAATGGAAATATTACAGTTACTAAGTTTGAATTAGATGATAGGAGATATTTTATGCCAGTAATAAAAGAGTTGATAAAAAGTGCTAAAGGTCTTTTACCTAAAAAAGATAAGACCGTTGGCAAAATCGTTTAATAGTTATATAATTAAATTAACACTATGTATCCAAACACCAATTTACAACCAGGTCAGTCAGGTCCAGAAGTAAAAAAACTTCAGGATTTCTTGGTATCTAAGGGACTTATGACTCCAGAGCAAGTTGCTACTGGTCCAGGTATCTATGGTCCAAAGACCACAGCCGCAGTCAAGAAGTTCCAAGAACAAAGTGGTGTTGATAATACAACAGGACCAGGATACTGGGGTCCAAGGACTATTTCTGCCGCCTCTGGAGCTGGTGCCTCTCGAGGAGCTGGCGATTCTGGTTCTCAGCCATATTCTGATGAGGAATACAACGCTGCTCTCAATGAACATCCTATAATTAAAGAATCTATTGCTAAGGGAAATACCGCTGAAGCTTTATCTTATGCCGCTTCTACGGGTGATTTTAGCGGTCTAGTGAACCAATTCGGACAGCCTTTCAGCTTAGAAGACCAGCAAGCGGCTCTAAAACAGGCTGAAGAGGACAATAAATTATACTTTGACGCACTAAAAGCCAAAGAAACAGCCGATACCGAGGCTTCCTTAGCTCAAAAACAGGCTGACTTTCAGAACTTCTTACTTACTTCAGGAGAGAAATTTGCTGAAGACAAAACCGCCGCTGACCAAACCGCCGCTAATCGTGGTGTTCTATTCTCTGGTGGTAGAGTTCAAAAAGAAAAGAATTTACAGAAGAGTTACGAGGCTGACCAAGCTTACAAGCAAGCTTCTCTTGGTCGTGATATCTCATCAACGGCTCGGGACTATCAATACAAATATGGAAATGACGCCGCTAAGGGTCTTTCTCAATACTACAAACTAGGGGCAAATACCTATAACCCAAACGTCGCAACTGGAGGAGTCGGTTCTTCCGGTCTTTCAAGCATTTATAAACCAAGTCAATATGACTTCCAGGGAACTCAAAATGTTGCCCAGAAGACCGCCGCTCAACAGAGAGCTGCCGGATTACTTTGGAATAAAGGAAATAAATTACTAGCAACTGGTTATAATAATCAATACTAATATGGCACCATCATTAAAAGATTTTTACCTAAAGAAATTTCAACTTCCAAACGGTGGGGGGACTTTTGAGAGTCCAGCTCCAATCGTTCAAGGAACAGAGAATCCAATGCCTCAAGCAACTTGGGGGAATGGTGCTCCAGTATATCAGAATCCACTTCAGACAGGTGGTGCGGTTGCTCCCGCTAAACCTATTTTTTCTGCACCTCCAGCCGCCGTTCCTGTTGCTACTGCTCCAGCCGCCACTCCAACTCGTTCTAAATATATAAACCCAGAAACTGGAAAATACTTTACACCTCAAGAGTATGCAAATTATGTGGCTCTAAAAATTCCTGCAAGTAAAGCAAAAGGAGATATTCCACAATATGCTGGAGATGCTATGACCAACCCTGATGAATCCGCTGCCGGATTAACCGCTCGAGCTACCAATTTGAATAATACAAGAAACGATATTGCAACGGGAACAACTGACCCTTACAAAGCCGGAGCTAAATCAGGTATCGCTTATAGTCCTCAAGAATTAGCTGCTATTGAAAAAGCCTACGCTGGTGTTTATGACCCAGCTTTGAATGATGTATTCGCTAGATTAAAGACTAGGGAAGAGGAGGCTAAAAAGAAAGCTGATAGAGAGGAACAAATCTTCCAGACAAACGAAAACATCCGACAGTGGAAAGCTACCACTGGTTCTAAATCTTCTACAGGACTTGATAAAAGTATATTTACCGCCACTGATATAAAAAATGGTGTAAAAAACTCTGGATTAACATTTGAACAATTTGATTTGATAGAAGAACCTGAAATTATAAACTTCTTTAGCCGACCACCAGTTTATAAAGATGAGTTTGGTAAGTCAGTTTCATACCCAGCAGTCTTGAGGAATTTGGTAAGACTATTAAAAGAGGGAGACCCAGATACCACAGTTGAGGATGTCACAACATTTATCTTAGACCAAGACCTCCCTGAATCTGTTAAACAATACTATATAGACCAGTTACCAATTTCTACAGAGGAAAAAGAAACTGCTTCTAAATCAAACTGGGGACTTATGGGTTACAATATCTTTGGAATAGGTAATTAAAAAAAAATGAGTAAATTTGACCCACTAAAAGGTTTAACTACGGAAAAGAAAAAAACCTTTAACTTTAATCCGTTAAAGGGTATTTCTGATGAGGTAGTTATTGAATCAGAACCAGTAAAAGATACTGGAATTTATTCTACTCGTAAACCTATTACTCAAACTGATACATCTTTTCCTCAAGCTACTTGGGGAGACGGCAAACCAGTCTATGCAAATCCAGCTCCAGTTGACCCAAAGTCTTATGTAAAACCAGAACCAGTAAAACCTGCGTATTCTTTTATGGAGAATATAAAACCTTTAGATATAAAATTACCTGAACCCGTTTCTAAATTTATAGCTCCAATTAAAGAAGACTATCAGCAGAGAGAAGAAGTGATAAAAACGGCTGGTGAAAAACAGAGAGCATTTTTCAAACC